CTACTGTTCCCCTTTCAGTCCGACGCTCGACTTTTCAGCCCCGATCTCAACCCCCGACTCCTCGAGGGCCAGTTTGATGCCCCGCAGGTTGTTGTGGGTCGGCACGCGTCTGCCCTTTTCGAAGTCTCGGATGGTCGAGAGTCCGAGATGGGCGGCCTTTGCGAGGTCCTGCTGGCTCCAGTCGAGGAGTGCGCGGGCGGCGCGGCATTGGGCTGGCGTAAGCATAGTGCCGGCATAGCCTGATCAACGCTTTCCGTCGAGCGTCGACCTTTCCAGTTGACTGGAGTCACCATAGGAAGCGAACCGTCCTTCACCGACGATTTTCGTCGCTGGAGGACGATAATGACTCTGATACTGGAGCTCGAGCGAAAGCTCATTTTCTACAGGCCCGGCATCCTGCGCTACGCCATGCGGCAGGCGGGAATGCAGCTTGGCGCAGCGCAAAACGGCGCCGAGCGACGCGAGCTTTTGTCTCAGTCGCTCAAGCGCGGATGGGACGTGGCCAGAGCCGAGCTTGCGGCGCTTCAACGGTTGCAGGCCCTCGTGCAGCATGAGCGCGACGGGCGGTTTCGCAACCACATCATCGCCTGGGATATCAGCTCCCCGAACGAGGCCGTCCCGACCGCCCTCACCGCTCGCCGGCTTCAGTGAGGGTTCGCCATGCATCACTTTTTGCGTCATCCTGTCATCGCGCCCTCACAGGCGCTGCCTCACGAGGTGCCGTCGCCCTCGCCGTCTCCGCTGAGCCCAGCCGAGCTCGCGCAAGCCTATCGGGACTGGCGGTTTCGCCGGGATTGTGCCGCATCGCTCGCTCCGCTGCCCGGAGGGGTCGAGCGATGACCAGCACGTTGCGCCATCGGCGCACCTCTGCGAGCGCTCGGCTCACTGAGCTACGCCCTACTCCTGCGATCACCCCACTGAGCCTGTTGAGTTCCGCACTCGATCGCGGCGCGGATGAACATGTGCTGTCTCAACTGATCGGCTTGCACGAACGCAGCCGCGTAGAGGATGCACGCCGCGCCTTCGAAGCAGCCCTTGCAGCCGCCAAGGCCGAGCTCCCGGTGATCGCGAAGACCCAGATCGCCAGTATCGGCGCGAAGCATTATCGCCACGAGGATCTGGCCGAGATCGCCCGCACGATCGGGCCGATCCTGGCACGCCACGGGTTGGCCTATCGCTTCCGCTCGAACGGCGACGGCGACAAGGTGACGATCACCTGCGTGATCTCGCATCGCGACGGCCATAGCGAGGAGAACAGCCTCTCGGCCGGTGCCGATCACAGCGGCGAGAAGAACGCGATTCAGGCGATCGGATCGACGCTGACCTATCTGCAGCGGATGACGCTCAAGGCAGCGCTCGGTCTCGCCGCTGCGGACGACGATGACGGCAAGGCCGCAGGGTCCGGTGAGACCATCACCCGCCAGCAGACCCGGGAGCTTCTCGCGCTGATCGACGAGGTCGGCGGCGAGCGCGAGGCCCTGCTGCGCTTCTTCAAGATCAAGGCTTTTGCCGAACTGCCAGCGCGCCGCTTCCGGCAGGCGCTGGTGATGCTCAACGCCAGGAAGGGACGCGCCTGACCATGCTCGAGATTATCAACTGCACACAAGGCTCTCCCGAATGGGCGCAGGCGCGCCTGGGCATACCAACCGCATCCGAGTTCGCCTCGATCTTGACCAAGGGACGTGGCGGCGCTGAGAGCCGGACCCGGCAGACCTATCTTTACAAGCTGGCTGGCGAACGCCTGACCGGAGAGGTGATGGAGAGCTTCACTTCTGCGCATATGGAACGCGGCAAGCTGATGGAGGACGAAGCGCGCAGCGCCTACAGCTTTGTCACCGGCCTGAGCTGCGAGACCGTCGGATTCCTTCGCAATGGGCGAGCCGGAGCCTCACCCGATGCACTAATCGGCAAGGGCGGCTTGCTCGAGATCAAGACCAAGCTGCCGCATCTCCTGATCGAGGCTCTGCTCAAGGGCGAGTTCCCGCCCGAGCATAAGGCGCAGTGCCAGGGACAGCTCTGGATCGCCGAGCGAGATTGGATCGATCTCGCAATCTATTGGCCCGGCCTGCCGATCATGATCACCCGGGCCCATCGCGACGAGGCATTCATCGCCGAACTCGGCGCGGCCGTCGCCCAGTTCAACGAAGAGCTCGATCGGATCGTGACGCAGGTCGCCGCCTACGGCCGGCTGGAGGCAGCCTGATGAGCGGGCGCCGCGAGTTCACCCGCAGCCAAAAGGTCGCCATGCTCAAGCGTGCTATGGATGAGCGCGGCTGCATCCGCTGCGAAGGCTGCGGCCTCAACGTCTCCGGCAAGGTCGTCGAGTTCGACCACGTCATCCCGGAAGCCCTCATCCTCGACAAGACCAGAGAGCTTTCCATCGAGGATGGCCGGGTTCTCGGCCGTGACTGTTGTCATCGCGCACCCGGAGCCAAGACCGCCCGCGACCTCGCCGCGATCGCTGAAGCCAAGCGCCGCGAAGCCCGCCATCTCGGCATCCGGCCGCTGCTTTCGCGCGGGTTCCAGAGACCCTCACCCCAGATGAGAGCCTCCCGCCCGCTCGCCAAGCCCGCCGCCTGGCGCCGCGACGATCAATGATCCCTTGTCTCTTGGAGTTCGCATCCCGTGTCTTCGACAAGCTCTATGTTTGAACCCCGGCGCCGCCGCTGGTCGGCTCTCATCACCGCCATCATGCTCGCCAACGCCGCAGGCGCCTGCAGCCCGCGTACCGTCATGCGCTTCGATCGCCTGGACGGACGCAGCGACGCCGGCGCAGTCGCTCAGTTCCAGCAAGACGACGCAGTCTGCAAAGGCGAAGCCGCCAAGGCCCAGGCCATGGCGGCTCCGATCTATATGGGCCGTAGTCTTGCCGATGCGATGGAGGCCGGCATGCTGGAAGGGCAACGCAATCAGGCGCTGCGCCAGATCATGGTCGGTTGCATGGCCGGACGAGGCTACAGCATGACCGTCGTCACGCTGCAGCCCTAGCGGCGACGCGCGTCATGTCCGCCTCACAGCCGAAAATGACGCTGCGGGCGCACCACCCGCTGCGGACGCTCGCGGATGGTCGGGGTCTTCGCCGTGAGGTATTTGAGCGCCTGGCTCGTCGCATCAACCTGGTCATCGTTGCGCGCTAGCGGGAAAGCCAGGAGCTCACCGAGATAATCGGCGAGCCAGCTGGCCTGGCGCGGCAGGAACACCTGCCCCGCCTCGAAGCGGGCTGCCTGCGCCATCAGTCGGGCCTGCTTATCGAACCGCGGCACCTGGAGCCGCGGATGCAGCGTACCCGTGCGATGCAGGTCCTGCGACAACGCCCGTCCAAGCTCGGTATCCTCGATCAGCGTCGCGTCAACCGCATGGTTCCGCGAAAGCTCGATCATCTTACGGCGCAGCTCCGGTGCCTCCCAGCGACCGCGGACGACGTCAACGAGATAATAGGTCTGCCCGACCGCGCCCCAGACCATGCCGACCGACCAGTCGGAATGCTCGGCCTTGGTCGAGGCGGTGTCCCAGGAGGCAACTTTGAGGTCGAACTCAGCCGGCCGCTCATCGTAATAATGCAGCCAATCGCGCTTGATGGTTTGCCCTTCAGCCGGCAACGGGTTCTGCTGATACTGCGCCGAGAAGTTGAGCGAACCGAGATTTCGCTTGGTCGTTTCGAGCTGAGCAAAGGTATCGCGGCCAGCATGCATAATCTCACCCTGGCGGCGATGATAGAATGCTTCCTGACCCTCGCCGATGCGATAGCAGCAATCTTCCGGCGCAATAGCGGGGATCGAGAGCAGCTCCCAATCCTCCTTCTCCAGGACATGGCCGACCAGATCGTCTTCGTGCAGGCGCTGCATGACAATCACGATCGCCCCGGTCTCGCGGTCGTTCAGTCGCGAGTAGAGGGTGTTGTCATAGAAGGCCTGGACACGACGTCGGGCCGCAGCCGACAACGCAGCCTCAAGTCCGTTGATCGGGTCATCGATCACAATCAGATCGGCGCCGCGCCCCAACACCGAACCGCCAATCGACGAGGCATAACGATAGCCGTGTTCCGTGGTGCGGATCTCGTGGCCACGATTCACCGCGATCGCGAAGTCAGGGAAGAGCCGCCGATACCAGTTGGACTTGACCACGCTGCGGAAGGCCGCAGCGTGGGTGACCGACAGTTCGTTGGCATAGCTGATCGCCATGATCCGCTTGCGGGGATCATGGCCCATCAACCAGGCGGTAAAGGCGATCGTCACACAGATCGACTTGGCCGAGCGCGGCGGCACGTTGATGATCAGCCGCTTGCACTCGCCGCTCCAGACCCGCATCAGCTGATAGGCAATCGCTTCGATGTGCCAGTTGTGCTGATAGGACGTGCCTGGCTCCAGCGTCACGAAGCACTGCTCGATGAAGCTCGCCAGATCGCGACGCAGGATGGCGGTGACAAGAGCTGGGTCAGCCATCCTTGCCTCCCACCGCGCCCGAACGCTTCCTGGAGAGGAAGCGCGCGATGAGCGCTTCCTCCTCAGCCTCGGTCAGCCCGGACTCCGCGTCGGGCTTGTTGTCGTTGGCCATGTCCAACCTAAACAGCAATGCGAACGCAGGCACATTGCCGTCCATGGCGATCGCAAAGAGGCGCTCACGTAAGGCCTCGCGCTTGCTGATCCAAACCTCCTTGCCAGCGATTTTTGCTTTGACCTTTTTCGACAAGAAGGGCTGGTCATCATCCTTTGGGGCGGTGCTCGATTTGCTCTTGCGACGCCCCGACGGGTTGCCACTCTGGCCTTTCTGGAAGCGGGTATGCTGCGGCGGCTTCTTATAGCCTATGGCCTGGGGATCATCCTCACGCGACATGGCCCCCTCCAACGCTCTTGTCCGAGACCGTGCTCAGGCTGGCATCGCAGCCGCGCAGCGCCGCCATCTCCGCGAAGGTCAACCCCGTCTCTGCGTGACGCGCCTCGTCCTTGAACAGCGTCTCCCAGCGACGGATCGCACCATCGACATAGAGCGGATCGAGCTCCATGACGTAGCCGCGGCGCTTGGTCTTGGCCGCCGCGATGAGGGTCGTGCCCGACCCGCTGAAGCTGTCGAGGATGATGCCCTTCGGCTTTGAGCAATCCTTGATCGCGTCCATCACCATCGCGCAGGGCTTAACCGTCGGATGGCTCGCCAGCTCCGCCATCCGACCCTTGCGGAAGCCGTTCACCCCCGCATAGCTCCACAGCGTGGTGCGGTAGCGGCCGTGCTTGCCGAGCTCGATATTGTTGATGTGCGGCGCCTTGCCTTTCTTCCAGAGCGTGATCAGCTCGGTCTGGCTGCGATAGAGCGAACCCATCCCGGCATTGGCCTTGGCCCAGGTGATCACCGACTTCAGCTCATCGAACACGCCATAGCCGGCGTTCAGCATCTCGTGCAGATGCGGGCCGTCGATGCAGCTATAGATCAGCGCGCCATCCTGCGACGCCTCCGCGATCTCGGCGAACACCGCGTGCAGGAAGCTGGTGAACTCGAGCTTATTCATCTCGCCCGACGCCATCGCGAACTCGCGATGCTTGATCCGGCCCTTGCCAACCGCATGACCATCCATTTTCACATTATACGGCGGGTCGACGAACACCATCTGAGCGAGCTCGCCGCCCATGAGCATCTGATAGTCGCCACGCTCGCGCGCATCGCCGCACAGGATGCGGTGCTCGCCCAGCAGCCAGAGGTCACCGCGCAGGGTCACCGCAACATCCTGCAGTGCCGGCAACGCATCCGCCGGATCGGTTTTCGCGGCAACCGGCGAGCCAACATCGAGAAACACGTCGATCTGCGCCGTCTCGAAGCCGGTGATCTCGACTTCGAAGTCGAGCTCGATCAGCTCGCCCAGCTCCAGCTTCAGGATCGCGTCGTCCCAACCCGACAACTCGGCCAGACGGTTATCCGCGATCCGCAGCGCCCGGATCTGCTGCGGGCCGAGGTGATCGATCAAGATCACCGGCACCGTTTCCATGCCGAGAAGCTTCGCCGCCTCGTAGCGACCGTGCCCCGCGACGATCTCGCCGTCGGTCGTCACCAGGATGGGCGTCGTGAAGCTGAACTCTTTGATGCTCTCCGCAATCAGATGGATCTGCTTCTTCGAATGCGTCCGCGCGTTGCGCACCGACGCCTTGAGATCCGACAGGCGTCGCTCGCTCACCTGCGGCGCAAATGCCGCCGCAGCACGCGCGAGCTCGGGATCTATAATGGCCGGCTGGACGCGGCGGCGAACACGCACCGGCGATTTGGGGGAATCATGCGGGGATTTCAT